AACATACACACTCGCTAATATGCCGCCTCAGACGGTTGCATTGCGGACTCAAGATACCCAGCCCATGCCAGCTGGACGGATACTGGCGTACCTGAACGGCATTCTGTACGTGGCTGTAGGCAACATGATCTATCATTCAGAGCCTATGCGCTACGGCCAGTGCGCGATCCGCAAGAACTTCTATATATATTCGGTGGACGTAGATGTTATGCTGGCAACACCTGCGGGTCTGTATGTATGCGCTGATAAGACTTATTTGATGGAGAATCCCGGAACATCCGAGGTAGTACAGCGACATATATACCCATTCGGAGGCGTATTTGGAACAGGTGTGTATCTTCCAAACTCAGAGGATGTAGCTTGGTTCAGCCCAAAGGGGCAGGTCATTGTAGTTGACGGCAAGCCGACGATACCAGCAGAGAAGCTGTTCGTTCCAAGTGAGATGACTGAGGGCGCTGCGCTCGTCAGGGAACAGAATGGGGTACGACAAATTATTAACGTAGCGCACACCGACGTGGCTAACACGCTCGAACACACAGGAGTATAAAATCATGATCGTAGAATCGGCAGCAGGGTTTACAGGCAATTACCACTTTGAGCATGTCCGCAACGGCGAGGTCATTGACGTATGGGACGATCATAATCTAATCCCGCTTGAGGGTCTTAACTTCATCATGAACGTGCTGGCTAACGCAGCAACAGCAAAGATCAATACATGGCACGTCGCCATTGGCACTGGAAACTACATAGTAGCCTCGACAGACACAGGCGCTAACATTGTCGGCGCTGGTAGAGCAAACGAGTCAATCCTGTATGCTGAAGCTACAAGACCGGCCTTGGTTCTTCCAGCATCTACGCTCGGGATACTTACAAATACAGCATCTAAAGCGACGTTCACAGCCAATGCTGCAGTAGTTGTGACAAATGCCTTTGTAGTGTCTACATCACCCAAGGCCGACGTGACCGGTACATTGCTGTCCTCGCTGAAACTGACCGTATCGAAAAGTCTTGTTTCTGGTGATCAGTTGGTAGTGACATTCACACTTACTGCAACAAGTGTCTAATGCGAAATACATAATCGTAGACGGGCTGGAGGGGGCGACTGAATACCTTCCAGTAGCTACGTACTTCCTCAAAGTTGTACGCAAGTTAGGTCACACGTCAATAACCAAGACGTTCTATGTCGGCAAAGCCGAGATTCGCATTCACCTTGACCAGTACGCGGGCGACCGAGTGTACATAAAGGCAGCGAAATGCCCTATTGTCACGTTTAGTGGGCTACTCGACACGTTCAGGGATAAAGTAAGACCGCCAGGACACACTCCGAAATACCTCATAGATAATCAACTGGCAAAAGAGTACCGGCTACCAAGGTCGCCCAGTGCCCCCGTCCCTACCGCGAAACTGATGTATGGCGTAAGACCCATATCGGCAACTGCTCGGCTGGTAGACGGACTCAGCGGTGATGCCGTGCCGACGATTACGCAAGGTGTAGACGGAGACCTTTACACTGTGGACGGGACGACGGACGTGTACCAAAAAGAACTGGGGCAGTGGTATCTATTACCCCAAGACCCGGGTGAGCCAAGACTGACAACAAAACTCCCCGTAGAGGCCACTTCGGCTGCGTACTATGATATGTACGGAGACCCAATAGACCCACCTACGGCGGACATTGACTATTCCGGGTTTAAAGAATCCTATAGAACCCTGTTACCTTCCAAGTTTACAGGATTGATGCGGCAGGTAGTGCAGGCTACGTTTGGTTCCGCGGCGTGGGTAAACTTTGGCACTACGATAGATAAAAATGGAAATAACGTGCCAGCTAGAGCACCTGTGAATTATACCTATGGAGATTCTTGGGGATGCATCAAGCACAACAAAAAGTTTTTCTTCCTGCAGATTACTACTGAGGCCATATATTACGTACCTGCGAAATACTGCTACAGCGTAGATAAGAATAAGCATGATGTTGTAATCCTGCTGTCGACGGACGTGAAAAATAAGGTAAAACTTGGGGACATTCCTGCAGGTCTGGGCGGATCGTGGGGGGCAGAACTCGGCTGGTCATTTAGTTATACGCAACCGGAAGCATCAATAGTTCTAAACTCTGGAATCATCTTAGGTACAGAGTTAGGTACTCAGCAGACCTACGTGACAGTATCTCTCGCTACAGTACAGGTCAGTTTTTCTGATAGCGGCATACCAAAGTCGGCAACATTCTCAGCTACTCCACCGCAAGTTTTTTATAATGACCTGTATTTCATGGACAAGGCGACTGGGAAAGGGCTTTTTCACATACCCCAGGTAGTGGCCGGTGAGATGGTAAACATTACAGTTAATTTTGGCCCGGACAGATTGAACCATGCGCCCCCCATCGGGTACGTCGCGGACAAGATACCCGTGTATGTGTACTACACAAAATCCGGCATGCAAACCTGTGAGTATACCTGGCGCAAATACCTGGCATACGCAGAGACTATACCCACACCGACTACCCGCTCCGTAAAAAGCGCATCTACATGGAGTCAGGGATCTGGAGCGGAATCATGGACCCTACTGGATAGCTACGATAGATTTGTAGGTACAGCGTGGTGGGGGTCAAAAGCTACAACTGGGTATACAGACTGGGGGTTTTCAGTCTCTGGATCAGGACTACAGCACGCTTCAGGTGGGGTCAATAATAACTATGCATCTGTGAACCCGGGGGGCGCAACTGGATACGGCCCCTCTGGGTTCTCAGCTAAGTCCGAGCATTGGGGATACACGATACAAGTTGACTACAATCCGTCGTATCCCACGCAGACTCCATATACTATAGATGTGAGTTTAACCACAGTATTCGCTGGGAGTGTTATGAGTCGTCTCGGAGCGGCAAGAGGGACTCGTGGAATCGGTAGTTGGGACTACACAATAGCGTCAGGTGGCAGCAGTTCCGTAGATAGTTCGATTACGCTTTCAGTTTTGGATAGGGAGGCTGCAGTTTTATACGTCGTAAAATCCAGTTCTGCTAAATCCTCCGTAAATACTTCAAACCCTATAAGGGTAGATAAGTACGTTGTCGATGACCAGATGATGTTTGGTAATGGGTTCGATGGTGTTTCAGACATCCAAAATATTACCACTTCGCTAAAGCCGACTTACCCGTACATTGGTAATTGTGGCGCGAGCAACTCCAACCATCATGATTTCGGACTGCCTAGATGTTATATGCGGGACGCTGCAACTGATGAGCCAGTTTCTGCTGCATACTCCCTATACTCAGCCACTTCAGTACAGCTTCAAAATGTCCTTAGAGTCGAAAGCAACTACTCAAACTCGTGCGGGGCGTATGTGCAGTACGCTGACACATATACGGACCCGGTGACATACAACCAGGTTGTAGTTGATTCCAGCACGGCGGCGTCAACGACTTCCAGCGCAACGCTGTATAGTCACGACCTGCCTATTGGGTTACCGATAGAGCCACGTACTAATGAGCTACTAGCGGTGCATCCGGCAAATGGGTTCCCGCTGGCGTATCAGTTTTCACAGGCTGCATTTGATCCAAGTAATCACATCGCACACAAAAGCGACTTAAACAGCCCTTTAGTTGCGAAAGTCGGTGCTACCACGTATGATGTAAAAAATAAACTCTTTGGCTGGATTGGAGTAGTGTGATGGGAATCGAGAGTCTAACTGTTAACCTTTCCGGTGGCGCTGCAAACGCCAACCCAGCCGCATCTACGGGAGGCGTGCGATCAAGCACTGCTATTCTGTTTCAATCGGCTACAGTTACGTCAGCCATACCAGGCGTTACAGTCACCAACGCTGCGGGAAACGCCCTCGGCACTGGAACACTTGCGTATTCTTACGTCGGCAAAACGATTACATGGACACCGCCAGGCAATTCCGTGCCGGGAACTGCAGTAACGATCAACGCCAACGGAACCTACCTTATCCGCGGTGCCGGCGTAACCAACGGCTACGTAATTATCACTGTGGTTTCAGCGTCTCTTTCGAGCGGCACGAACTACTCGACAGCGGTAGCGATCGCTGACCAAACAGCACTATTTCTGCCCGCTGTCGCCAAGGACACGGCGTATACGGGGGCAACCGAGTACTTCCTGTACTACTTAAACAACGTGGGCGCTACAACGATAAAGGCAGTCAATATACAGGTTCAGGTTGATACGCCCGGACTAGACACGTTGAGCGTAGCAGTTATCGCGACGAAAAATACGACTGAGCTGCAAGCAGCGGCATCGGCCCACACATATAGTGCCGTAGGCGTTGACGTTGCGATGGGCGATCTGCTGACGACAGACTATTGGGGATTCTGGATAAAACGGGTAACGCCGGCACTGACAGTAGACGGCGTTACAAACAACACTTTCAAACTGCGCGTAACAGCGCTCACGTAGGAGACATACCATGACGGCACCAACAAGTTACGATTCAATCATCGCTGCACTTGGGGCAGGGGCGGGGCAAGATGTACTGTTCTCGAAGGTAGCTCCCGCAGCGCAGGTGGCTGGTGTGTTTCATACGTCATGGGCGTATACCGGCATTCCAACGGCAGGAGCATGGGCGGGTGCAGGCGGTTCTACGGCAGCAACAATGGTAACGTGTGACAGTACTACCGTAGGCGCAATATCTATTGTATCTCCTACAACAGCGTCAGCGACGAACCCTTACATAACCGGCGTCGAGGCCATGCCTACGACATCTGTGCTCGGGACTTTGATGCTGGTAGACCGAATTGCGGATACTGGTGCGCTGACAACAGCTTCCGGCGGAACATGCACTATTACTATGCCTGGTGGCGGGTGGGCGCGGTATACAGATGGTATAGGAGTGATGGCCTTCGTAGAGTCACTCACCGGCGTGCCTACTGCTTCAGCGGTTGTCGCACTCAATTACACAAACCCTGCTGCAACAGCCGGTCGCATAGCATCTGGCGCTACGATAGCCGCAGCTGCGCATAGAGCCTTTGGTTCTTCTGGCCCGTATTTAGCCCTACAGGGGGCGGATAACGGAATCAAGTCTATTGAGTCAATCTCGCTAACTACAGCGGCTGCACTGAACATCGCGGTGGTCGTATGCAAACCGCTGGTGGCAATCCCATGTGTGACTGCCATGTATGTGACTGGCAGGGACTTGGTTATCCAGACGCCGAAGCTTCCTAAGCTCAACGTCGCAACAGACAAGACAGCTTGCTTGCAGTGGATATTCTTGGCTAACGCAGCGACGACCCCGACTCTGATCGGTTCAGTGACAACGGTAACCATGTAATGCTCCATTTCGGCACACAGTCTATTCACACACTGGTATGGGGTCAGCGAACTTCAGCTGCGCCTATCAGCACTGGAGAGAGTGTCAATCAAGAAAAGGCAGTACGTCAGTGGTTGAGCATGCCGGGGCAGACTACAGGCGCGATTGGGTTTTATAGGACAGCAACAGGTCAACCGCTACAGGCGTTCCCAGCAGGGTCATACGCAATAAATACCTATGTGACGTCATATACTTATGCAAGTGGCAAGTATTCGATTGCGCTGGAAGTTCACTTATCTCTATCAGAAAGCCTCAGTCTTTCAGATGCTGCGCCAGTCAATGTCATCTATGGTGTGACCTTGGCAGAAATACTCGGAGTAGCCGGGACAGAAACAGATGGAAAGTCACTGAGCTATACGCTTAACGAGTCACTGTCTCTGGCCGACACCTATGCGTTCAACGTGATTTACGGCGTATCTCTAACAGAAGCGCTTCAGCTTACAGACATAATCAAGTCGAACGCGTCGCTTACCGCGTATGTGACGAACCTGAATACCGGCGCGGTATCGACTTACAGAAACTTCAACTTCAACTCGTTCGCTAAAATAGGCTCCAAGTACTATGGGGCTGGCGATGACGGTATATTTGAACTTGCTGGAAATACTGACGCTGGCACGCAGATCGCAGTGTCCGTAAAACTTGGTACTGAAGATTTCGAGATTCCAAAAGTAATGAGTTCCGATGTGATGAAGCGAGTTGACACTGCGTATATCGGGGTGAAGACCGATGGCTCCGTCATTCTGAAAGTCACGGCGAATGGAAGCACTAACATATATACGCTTTCACCGACAACCCAGACCTCGACGCACACAGGTAGACTGATGCTGGGCAAGGGTGTAGCATCGAGATATTGGGATTTCGAGATAACAAACGTAGCCGGGTCGGATATATTCTTGGAGTCTGTTACACTATACCCAGTGGCATTAACCCGAAGAGTCGTGGAGAACTAGCATGACCACAAGTGTAGACACCCAAATAGCACAAGCAGAATCCGCAGCAGACGCCGCGACGGACAAGGCCATTGTATATACGGATGCCGCGCAGGTAGTTGCCAGTGGGTATACAGTACCTGGCCCAGCGATAACGGTAGTCGCTCCAGTCGTAGTCCCTCCAGAATACAACCCGAACGTTTTGCTCGCGTCAGAGTTTTCGACTGATTTTGACACGACATGGAACGACATGGAGGTATGGGTTCGCGGCCTGATGACGGACTGGATGAATACTCATTTTCCCATGCTCGACCCAGCGATACAGACATCCGAGAATACATGGCTGTTAAACGTAGTGGATAACGGCTACGAGGGGATTCCTGCGCTTATCGAGCGGGCGATCTACGACCGTGCTCGTGCCCGAGAAGACGAGGAGGCTGTAAAACTGTCCGAAGAGGCTGTTAGCCATTTCTCTTCCAGGGGGTTTTCTCTTCCAGCAGGTATTCTCTATGACGGACTGTTGACCATACAGCAAAATGCGTCCAACAAAATATCAACAATGTCTCGGGATATTGCGATCAAACAGGTTGAATTGTCTATCGAGATGACAAAACTGGCTATCCAAGAGATGACCAAACTCCGTATAGGCCTCGCTGACGCGTTGGCTAACTACATGCGTGCATGGATGGTACTTCCTACTGCGGCAGCAGAAATTGCCAAGGCCAAGGCTGAAATGCACAAGACCCTGTGGGCATCGAGTGCGGATTACGCACGTGCGCAGGTAGCAATTGCTGGCTTGAGCCTAGACGCGCAGAAGACAAACGCTGGAATTAACGTCGAGATGCAGAAACTGGACATCGGATCAGCTAACACCTCTCGTGAACTGCGCGTCAATGCCGCCATACAAGCCGCGCATGAAATGGGTGCCGTAGCTTCAGCAGCTCGCGGAGCGCAGAATACGATTGTCGGGTCAGTAACGACCGTGGCATCACAACTTTAAGGGGCATTAAATGGCAGGAGCAATCGACACAAGCAGGTTTAAGTCAAATGCGCAGTTGGATGCCCATGCTGCGGAGCAGGCTACGCGAGACAGTGCGATTGCGGCCAACAACCAGCCAGTGATGCTGGGGCTTGCAGCCCATGTGCAGACTTGTTGGCAAGACGCAAAACGTGCAAAAGACTTCGTTACGCCAAGACTTCTATCCGCGCAGCGTGTACGCGCCGGTCAGTATGATCCTGCTGTTCTGGCAGAGATTCGTGAGTTTGGTGGCTCTGAGGAGTATGCTCGGATTACAGCAAACAAGATCGCCACGGCAAAAGCGTGGCTGCGCGATGTTTTCATTGGACAGACAGAAAAGCCTTGGACACTTGCACCCACACCCAAGCCAGAAATGCCAGAAGAAACAATGTCGAACATCAAGGCACAGGTAGCCGCTGAGTTTGTAACTCTGTTCGCTCAGTCAGGTATGCCGGTAGACCCGGCCAAGACCGCCGAAAGAATGAAACAACTCACTGAGGCAGAGCAACAACGCCTGCAAGAACAAGCCAGAGACACGTCTGCTAACATGGAGCGTGCGATGTATGACCAGATGTTGCAAGGTGGTTGGGTCGAGGCTATGGGCGAGTTTCTCGATGATGTAGTTACATTTCCATCGGCTCACTTTAAGGCACCTGTATTCCGCAAACGGCCTGTGATGGAGTGGGGCAACGAGACAGGCAGATGGGCACCGCAAGTTGCCGATAAGGTGATTCCTGAGTTTGAACGTATGGACCCCTTCAGGTGCTTCCCGTCTCCAGGGTCAACATCGCCTCAAGATGGTTACTTCATTGAGCTTGTATCCTTGTCTCGCGGTGAGCTGTACGACCTGATCGGAGTTGAGGGATTCAGCGAAGACGCAATACGCATGGTGCTTGACGAGTACGGTCGTGGCGGTTTGACAGACTGGACTGCGCAATCTGATCTTGATACGCGCTCCTCGATTAATGGTGAGCAAACTCGACAAGGGCAGTCAACTAACATCCTGATCGACGCGATCAGTTACAGTGGCCCTGTGCAAGGACGCCAGCTAGTCGAGTGGGGTATGGACATTCGCGAGGTGACTGACCCCGATGCGGACTACGAAGCCTGTGTGTGGCTGATTGGCCGCTGGGTTATCAAGGCGCAGTTGAACTATGACCCGCTCAAGCGTAGAAACATATTCAAGGCGAGCTACGAAGAACTGCCAGGATCATACTGGGGTAACGCACTACCAGACTTGCTGGCCGATATGCAAGGAATTGCAAATGCTGGTGTACGCGCTATGGTTAACGACATGGCAATGAGTTCTGGGCCTCAAGTCGGGATTAACGTTGATCGTCTACCGGCTAATGAAGACCTGACAAAGATTCACCCCTACAAAATTTGGCAGTTCAATGAGAGCCAAGTGGGGTCTAATACCAAGGCGATTGAGTTCTTCCAGCCGCAATCCAATGCCGGAACGATACTCGGTGTGATTGAAAAGGCGTATTCATTCGCAGATGATTTTAGCCTTATTCCAAGGGTAATGACAGGTGACGCCAGCGCAGGCAGTTTGGGTCGCACAGCAAGTGGAATCTCAATGGTTCTTAATGCTGCGAATAAGGGACTGAAAGGCGTAGTGTCGAATATCGACGTTAAGATCATGACCCCGCAACTGGAAGCGTTGTTTAATTACAACATGATTTACAACCCAGATGAAACGATCAAAGGTGACTCCAAAGTAGTCGCTCGCGGTGCCGTGTCGCTGATGCAGCTCGAAACACTCCAGTTGCGCCGTAACGAGTTCCTTGTAGCCACGAACAACCCGACAGATGCCCAGATTGTAGGCCCAGAAGGTCGCGCAGAGATTCTTCGTGAAACTGCAAAAGGTCTGCAGATGGATGTAAACCGAGTAATCCCGCCTCGCGGGTCTGTTGTACCGCAGCAACCAATGGCGCAGCCCGGCCAGCAGCAAGCAGCTCCGCAAGAAGGCAAGACACTAGCTGATGGGACCGCGACGACTGACAATTTCAGCCCAGCGACTCAGTAGTTAGTATTCACTATTGACGTATATTTTTAAAGGAGTAGAGTGATGGCTACCAAGAAACCAGCAATCGCTGTAGTGATTGCACCCATGATGCACACGAAGAAGTCTGAAAAGAAGGAATCCATGAAAATGGAAAAGAAAGAAGGCCCCGGTATGGAAAAGCGAGAGCGCATGCGTGGGATCGAAAAACCAATGTCCAAGATGGCTTGTGGCGGAAAAGTGAAAGGGAAGTAAAATGTCAAATCGTGAAGAACTCGTAGTAGACCAAATCCTCGGCCAAGATGCAGTTGAGACACCGATTCCTCGGTCTGGCAGGTCGTCTTTTCTGAAGACAGCAGCCGGTACAACTGTTCTCGTTCCAGCCCAGTCGCGTGTTGATCGCCGTGTGCTGGTCATGTCCACTGTGGATACGACTTTCGCAGCTGGTGATGGCGCGGCTCCTATTTTCTCGGTAGGTCAAACCGGTGCTACAACCAAGTTTGTCAATGCGAAGACTACAGGTACTGCAGCAGAAAAGATCATGTTTGACGGTGTGTTGTCGGCAGGTACAGCGCTTGTGGTTACAGCCACTGCAGCTACCGGTACGACATCTGCCGGTGCAGTAACGTTCACAGCGATGGTTGTGTAGTGGCAAGAGTACCTAAACACGTGTTGGAATCGTTCAGCCGTATTGGGTTTAACGAAAAGCCATTCATGGACTGGTTGGATACTGAGATTGAAGAAGCAAAAGATCAGATCATGTTTCAAACGGACGAAGCACAGTTGCGTATTTCTCAGGGGCGTGCGCAAAAACTGTTGGAACTCCGAACTTTAATAAAAACCGCCCCTGAAATGTTACGGAAAGCGTGAAAGTAGCCCATCCACTGTTGGTTGATACGTTACGAGTAATGGCACCGAGGAGATAAAAAATGGTAGACCCTAAAAAAGCAGGTGAACAAGCAGACGCAATCATCGCATCACTGAATCAGTCAAAGCAAGAGGTAGCTCCTCCTGTGGAGAATACTGATCAGGGTGCTATAAGCGCTGAGGGGGCTACTGAAAGTCTGCCCGATGTCGGTGTTCCGGCAGTAAGTTCGGTCGCAGAGGTTGATCCAGTAGTAGAGAGTTTGCGTAAAGAAGCGGCAGTAGCCGATCAGAGATGGCGTAGTCTTCAAGGAATTGTTAACAAACAAAATTCCGAGATGGAGCAGTTACGTGTCTTGCTTGCCCAGAGTCACCAGAAACAGGAGATTAAGCAGCCAGATGCAGCCGCGCCACTAAAAGATGTCACAAAGCAAGAAGTCGAAGAGTTTGGTCAGGACTTGATTGACCTGATCACCAAGATAGCCATGGTGGTTACGCAGAACGCCATGCCGCAGTTCAATGCGCGGCTGGATAATATGCAGAAGTCGTTGTCGAATGTAGCTGACACGACTGCCCGTACTGTGGAGGAAAAGTTCTTTGACGACCTGACTCGACGTGTAGCCGATTGGGAAGCGATTAATGTGGACCCTGAGTTTATCCAGAGTCTGCAAGCCATTGACGACCTATCGGGTATGCGTAAGGTCGACTTGCTAACAGATGCGTACAACCGCATGGATGTACCGCGTACCGCACGATTCTTTGAGATTTACAAGGGAACTGTCGCTGCGCCGGTAGTCGTGGAGAAGAAAGAACTCCCACCTGTCCCTGATGTGACAAAACTGGTCTCCCCTGGGAAGTCTAAAGCGACAGTAGCAGCACCCGCTGTCGCCACTAAGATTTGGTCAGGCGCTGATATTGCTTCGCTGTATGCCGCAAAACGAAATGGGATGATCTCTGCAGAAGAGTTTGCCTCACAAGAGCACGACTTATTCAAAGCACAACGCGAGAATCGTCTCGCTGCGTAAATTCAATTAAACAAGGAGAATCACCATGTCATTTCCAGTAGCAGCAGGTAACGTTGTAAGCCCAGCTTACTCCGGTACATTCATTCCAGAAATCTGGTCCGGTAAACTGATCGAGAAGTTCTATCTGTCTACCGTACTGTCAGCGATCAGCAACACGAACTACGAGGGTGAAATTAAGGGTCAGGGCGATAAAGTCAAGATTCGTACTCGCCCAACACTGACCATCAATGACTACCAAGCCGGTCAGACTTTGATAAACCAGCGCCCGACAAGCGACAACGTTGAACTGTTGATCGACAAGGGTAAGTACTGGTCCGCCATCGCAGATGACGTTTTGACTATTCAGGCTGACATTGACCAGATGAACATCTGGTCTGCTGACGCTTCGGAGCAAATGAAGATCGCCGTTGACCGTGAGGTTCTTGGTTCTATCGTCCCTTCGTTCCATGCGTCTAACCGTGGTGCGACTGCCGGTAAAATCTCTGCCAACATCAATCTGGGTGTTGCCGGTACTCCACTGGCTCTGACCAAAGTTAACGTGATTGACCTGTTGGTGGACTTAAATGAAGTTCTGTCACAGCAAAATATCCCTGAGACTGGTCGTTTCGTTGTTCTTCCTTTCTGGGCCACTTCGTTGCTGAAGAAGTCTGACTTGAAGGATGCGTCTCTGACAGGTGATGGCGTTTCTGTAATGCGCAATGGTCGTCTGGGTATGATCGACGGTCTGACCTTGTACAACAGCAACAACCTGGCCCACGTTACAGACAGTGGATTCAGCTGCGCTAACATCATTGCCGGTCACACGAATGGTCTGACATTTGCTTCCCAACTGGTGAAAACCGAGACTCTGCGTGCAGAATCGACATTCGGTGACATCATGCGCGGCCTGCAAGTTTACGGCTACAAAGTGATCGACTCTACTGCACTGACAGCTGCCTACGTGTACAAAGCGTAATCTAGCGGGGGGCTTCGGCTCCCTGTTCTAAACTTTCAAGGAGAATTAAAATGGCTATTCAAGCAACATACACAGATGGTGAAGTTATTGCCGCTAAATCTGGTGGCAACTACGCCGGTACTCCGGTTCGTACCATTCTTACTGGTATCTATGACGCGACTCGAAAAAATGTAGTTAGCGGTGACGTGATCCCTGTGGTCAAGTTTCCTGCCGGTACACTGATCGAAAACGTGATCATGGAAGTCATCACGGGTCAGGCAACTGTAACATTCGCTCTCGGTCTGACCGGCACAACTGCTGGCTATCTGGCAGCGACTGCAGTGACTACCGCTGGTGTAAAGACTGCCGGTACGGTGGCTTCGTTGGTAGCTGATGGTGTTGGTGCTCTTAACACTACTGCAGGTACTGTGGACTTGTTGGTTGGTGGTGCTACTGCCACTACCGCTGTAATTAGAGTTCATGTTATTTGCACCATCGCGTAATCCAGCGTAATATGTAGGGGTGGCGACACCCCTATTTTCATTTAGGAGACTCAAATGGCACAGATGCTACGACATAAAGAAACAGGTGAATTATTCATCTACACCGATTTGTACGCTAAATTACCCGAACTCGAACTTGTTGTT